CTCACACACCTCGCCGACGTTCGGCGAGGTGTGTGAGCAGTGGGTCTTCGACCTGGTGTCGTCGATCTTCGGTGCCTATGACCCGGAGAGCGGTCGGCGGCTGGTGACAGAGTGGTTCATCCTGCTGCCGAAGAAGAACGGCAAGAGCACGATCGCCGCCGGCGTGATGATGACCGCGCTGATCTTGAACTGGCGGCAGTCGGCCAGCTTCACGATCCTGGCGCCGACCATCCAGATTGCCGGCAACAGCTTCGACCCCAGCCGGGACATGTGCAACGAGAACGCCGACGAGGATCTGGCGACGCTCATGCATGTGCAAGAGCACTACAAGACGATCACCAACAGGGAGAGCAACGCGACCCTGAAGGTGCTGGCTGCCGACTCCAACACGGTCGGCGGCGCAAAGTCGGTCGGCACGTTGGTCGACGAGCTCTGGCTGTTCGGAAGCCAGCCGAAGGCGGCCAACATGCTTCGCGAGGCCACCGGCGGCCTGGCCAGCCGGCCCGAGGGCTTCGTCATCTACCTGACGACGCAGTCCAACGAGCCACCGGCCGGTGTGTTCAAGCAGAAGCTGGACTACGCGCGGGGTGTGCGTGACGGCCTGATCAGGGATCCGAAGTTCATCCCGGTGATCTACGAGTTTCCACCGGACATGGTGGCGGCGGGCGAGCACCGAAACATCGAGAACCTGAAGGTCGTCAATCCGAACTGGGGCCGGTCGGTGGACGAAGAGTTCATCTGCCGCGAGTACGTGAAGGCCCAGGAGGCCGGCGAAGAGGAGGTGCTTAACTTCCTCGCCAAACACGGCAACGTGCAAATCGGCCTAGCGCTGATGGCCGACCGATGGAAGGGCGCAGACCTGTGGCAGTCCGCGGTGCGCAAGCTCTCCCTGGCCGATATCATCGCCCGGTCTGACATCTTGGTGGCAGGCATTGACGGTGGCGGCCTGGACGACATGCTGGGCCTGGGCGTGGTGGGCCGATGCATGGATACGGGTGCCTGGCTGCACTGGGGTAAAGCCTGGGTGCATCCGATTGCGCTCGAGCGCCGCAAGTCCGAGGCAGCGCGCTGGCAGGACTTCAAGGCCTCCGGTGACCTGGTCATCGTCGAGAACATCGGCGACGACGTCGTGGAGGTCGTCAGCGACATCCTGCAGGTCCACCAGAGCGGCAAGCTCTACCGCGTCGGCGTCGACCCGGTCGGCATTGCAGACATCGTCAAGGCGCTGAACGAGGCGGGCGTCGAGCTCGATGACGACGGTGAAGATGTTGTCGTCGGCGTCAAGCAGGGCTGGGCCCTGACGGGCGTCATCAAGACCGTCGAGCGACGACTTGCTGAGGGCAAGTTTCAGCACTGCGGTTCGCCCCTGATGGCCTACGCCGTCGGAAACGCGAAGGTCGAGCTGAAGGGCAACGCCGTCCTGATCACAAAGCAAGCCAGCGGCGTCGCCAAGATCGACCCACTGATTGCGCTTTTCAACTGTGCGTCTCTCATGATCTCCGCACCTGAGCCTGAGGTCTGTTCGGACTTCGAGGTCTTCACCGCCTGAACGGGCCGCCTATGAACTCTCGCGCCTTCGACATCGCTACCGGCCTCGGCGTCCTGATGTCGGGCGTCGGCGCGGGCTTCCAGTGGGGGGCGGCTGTCGGCGTCTTCGTCGGTGGCGTCACCGTCCTGGCCGTCACCCTGGTGGCAGCGCTGGTGGCCGGTATCCGCTGATGCTCTTCGGCCTGTTCGGAGGCGGCCCCCGCGCCGACGCTGGCGACAGCGACCGGTCCGTGTTCGGCAACTTCTGGTTTCAGCCGCTCGGTTTGCGCAGCGCTGCCGGCGTGCGCGTGACGGCCACCACGGCCATGGCGCTGCCGGCAGTCTACTCCGCCGTCAAGGTGCTGGCCGAGTCCTTCGCGGTCATGCCCTTCGAGCTGTACCGCGTCAACCAAGACAACGACCGCCGCAAGCGCCAGCGCAAGCACTGGCTGTACCGCGTCTTCGCCAAGCGGCCGAACCCGTTCCAAGACCCCTTCAGCTTCCGCCTCATGCTGATGGGCCACCTGGCGCTGCGCGGCAACGCCTTCTGCCAGATCACCGCCAACGGCTCCGGCGAGATCACCGAGCTGCTGCCGCTGCACCCCGACCGCATGACGGTCGAGATGCTGCCCAGCGGGGACTACCGCTACCGCTACACCGACCAGACCGGCCGCGCCCTCTACTACCCCCGCGGCGAAATCTGGCACCTCAAGGGCCTGAGCGACGACGGCATCATGGGCCTGAGCCCGCTGGAGTGCGCCCGGGAGGCCATCGGCGAAGGCCTGGCCATGCAGGCCTACAGCAGCCGCTTCTTCGCCAACGACGCCAAGCCCGGCGGCGGCTGGATCGAGTATCCCGGCAGCTTCAAGGATCAGACCACCAAGCAGGCCTGGCGCGACTCCTGGCAGAAGATGCAGGGCGGCGCCAACCGCCACAAGGTGGCCGTCCTGGAGCGCGGCATGAAGTTCCACGAACTGGGGCTGAAGAACAGCGACAGCCAATTCGTCGAGGGCCGCCAGCTCAAAATCGCCGACATCGCCCGCATCTTCCGCGTGCCGCCGCACATGATCGGCGACCTCAGCCGGGCCACGTTCAGCAACATCGAGCAGCAGAGCATCGACTTCTGGACCGGCACCATGCTGCCCTACGCTGAACTGTGGGAAAGCTCCATCGAGTTCTTCCTGCTCGGCCAGGGTCTCGGCGGCCCCGATGACGATCTCGAAGCCGAGTTCGACATGGACCGCATGATGCGCGGCGACGCCGTCGCGCGCGGCACGTACTACGGCCTGCGCACGCAGTGGGGCTCCATCACGCCGAACGAAGTCCGCGCCCGCGAGAACGAAGAGCCGCTGCCGTGGCTCAACTACACCATGCGGCCGGTCAACATGGCCAAGATGGACGCCAACGGCGAGATGATGACCCTCCCGGCAGGGAAGGTCGGCGCGACCGACCCCGATGGCGACGACACCGAAGGCGCGTCGGCGCCGCCTTCGCGCAAGCAGTCCGCCCAGGCCGCCGCAGTGGCATCCGTCGCGCGCCTGCGCACGCTCATCGAGGGCAACGTCAAGCGCATGGCCCGACGCATCGCGGCCGGCAATGTCGTGCCCGCAGACCAGCTCGCGGAAGCCCTGGCTATCGACGAAGACACCGCCCGGGACTGGCTCGCCAACGTCGTCACCGCGTCGGAAGACGAGGCTGCCATCGCCCGCGAACTGATGGGCATCGCCCTGGAGACTTCACCATGATCCCTCGCTTTCTTTCGTACTGCCTGAACACGCCGTGGGCGATGGACGCGGCCGCGCTGAGCGCCTACGTCTCCATGCTGGTTCGCGCCTACGGCCAGAAGGCCGGCGCGCTGGCGATGGACGACCGTTACGCAGGCCGAGAGCCCGAGGCGAAGGCCTCCGGCGCCGCCGGCCGGCCCGCGGGCGGCATCGCCCTCATCCGCGTCTTCGGCGCCATCATGCAGCGCGCGTCGGACTTCGGCCCCTGCGAGGGCGGCACCGGTGCCGATGACATTGGCCGCGCCATCGACGCCGCGATGGCTGACGACACCGTCGGCCAAATCCTCATGCAGTTCGGCACCCCAGGCGGCTCGGTCTTCGGCATCCAGGAACTGGGCGACAAAATCCGCAGCGCCCGCGCCGACAAGCCCATCATCGGCCTCGCCGACAGCATGGCCGCCTCCGCTGGCTACTGGGCGCTGTCCCAGTGCTCCGAGGTCTACGTCACACCCGGCGGTGTCGTCGGCTCCATCGGCGTCTACACCGCCCACGAGGACGTGAGCAAGGCGCTGGACGAGGCTGGCATCAGCATCACCTTCATCTCGGCCGGCAAGTACAAGGTCGAGGGCAACCCGACCGAGCCGCTGAGCGACGAAGCCCGCTCCGCCATGCAGTCCCAGGTGGACGCCTACTACGCCAAGTTCACGCAGGCCGTCGCCAAGGGCCGCGGCGTGCCGGTGGACAAGGTGCGCTCCGACTTCGGCCAGGGCCGCCTGCTCATGGCCGACGACGCGCTGGCGGCCGGCATGGTCGATGGCGTCATGAGCTTCGATCAGCTGGTGCGCAAGATGGCCAGCGGCTCGCGCTCGGGCCGCTCGTCGCGCGCCAGCGCCAAAGCCGCGGCGGCGATTGCCGAGGTGGCGTGATGGAACTGCGCGCCATGTCGATCACCCCGCGCGAACACGCGTCCAAATACGTCGAACCGGTGGACCGTTCCACCGCTCAAGCGCTTGTCCAGGCCGTTCGCACGCTGACCAGCGCCATCAACCGCAACAAATCCGGGCTGAGCACGGCCCCCACGCCATCAGGTCCTAAGGCCTGAAGACGCGGCCCCTAAGGGCCGGTGTGCAACTTCAGTCAACCCGCCTTGAGCGGGTTTCTTCGTTTCTGAGCCGCCTCCGGGCGGCTTTCGCATTTCTGGAGGAATCCATGCGAGCCAATCGTCCCCTGTTCCTGGTCTTCGCCGTGGCGCTGACCGTCCTGGCCGGCTTCGCCGTCGGCGCTCCCGACCTGCTGCATCACGCCGCTGGTGTGGTCTTCGGTCACGACGCATCCGGCATGTCTCTGGCCTGGGGTGCCGGTGTCCTGGTGCTTCAGCGCCAGCACGCCGAAGCCGTCAAGGCCATGGTCGACCTGAATGCCAAGGCCGAAGGCGAGAACCGCGACTTCACCGCCGAAGAGCAGACCGCCTTCGACAAGCACAAGGCTGACGCCGCATCGCTGAAGGTCCGCATCGAGCGGGCGCAGCAGCTGGAATTGGCCTCCGCTGGTCTGTCGCAAGAGCCGGTTGCCGCCGCTCCTGCTGCTGCGCCCGCCGCGCCGGCTGGCCGTGGTCAGGGCGCCGTCATCGTCCCTGCGTCGGCGGTCATCACCATCGCCGAAAACGTCGACAACGACCCGAACCGCGGCTTCCGCTCGCTCGGTGAGTACGCCCGCGCCGTCCACGGCGCCTGGCGAGTCAACAAGCAAGGCACCGGTACCCAAGACCCGCGCCTCGCTGCGCTGATGGGTCCGTCCGGCCCGAGCGCTGCCGCGCCGAGCACCTTCGGCGGCGAGGGCGCGGGCGCCGACGGCGGCTTCCTGATCCCGCCCGGCTTCTCGTCGAACGTTTTCACGCTGTCCCTGGCCGAAGACTCGCTGCTTCCATACACGGATCAGATGCCCATCGAGGGCAACTCGATGCAGATCCCGAAGGACGAGACCACGCCCTGGGGCAGCAACGGTGTCCGCGCTTACTGGCAGGCGGAAGCCACCGCCGGCCAAGGCACCAAGCCGGCGCTCGGCATGATGGATCTGCGCCTGAAGAAGCTGCTGGCCCTGACCCCGGTGTCGGATGAGTTGCTCGGCGACGCGACCGCGCTGGGCGCCTACCTGCCGGAAAAGATGGCCGTTTCCATTCGCTGGAAGACCAACGAGGCCATCCTATTCGGCTCCGGCGCTGGCGTTCCCATCGGCGCCCTGACCGCGCTTCCCAACAGCCAGGGTGCCATGGTGGTCGTGCCGAAGGACGCGAGCCAGGCCACCAACACGCTCAGCGTGACGAACCTGCTGAACATGTTCGCCCGCCTGCCTCCGGGCTCCTACAGCAAGGCCGTCTGGCTGATCAACAACAGCGTCATCCCGGCGCTGGGTTCGCTGACCCTGGGCAACTACCCCATCTTCCTGCCGGTGTCCGCGCCGTCGGCGGGTGGCGCCATCCAGCCGGCCATGCAGTGGACCCTGCTCGGCCGCCCGGTGATCATCACCCAGCACGCCAAGGCGTTCAGTTCGCAAGGCGACGTCACGCTGCTGGACCTGAGCTACTACCAGACCATCACGAAGTCCGAGGGTATCCAGACGGCCACGTCGATGCATCTGTACTTCGACGCCGACGCGATGGCCTTCCGGGTCACGTTCCGCGTGGACGGTCAGCCCAAGCTCATGGCGCCGATCACCCCGGCCAACGGCAGCAACACGCTGTCGCCGTTCCTCCAACTGCAGGCCCGCTGATCGGCGGTTCTCGCTTGCCGTGGCCTGACATCACGGGCCGCGGCGCCTCACTCTTTCAGGAGATTTCCCTATGAGCAACGAGAACACCAAGTTCTACGAGCGCAACGCCATCGCGGCGGTGATCAACCCCGCCAGCCAAGCGGCCGGCACCGTGTCGAGCGGCTGGATCTCGATGGCGGCCTACCACCAGCTGTGCGCAGTCGGCCTGGTCGGCGCCTTCGGCGCTTCCGCGACAGTCGATGCCAAGCTGCAGCAGGCGCAGGACTCGTCCGGCGCCGGTGCGAAGGACATCACCGGCAAGGCCATCACCCAGATGCTGGCTGCCGGCGGCAACAACAAGCAGTTCACCATCGAAGTGCGTGACACCGAGCTCGACGCCAACAACGGCTTCGGCTATGTGCAGTTCTCGATGACCGTCGGCACCGCAGCCACCCTCGTGGGTGGCGCGGTGTTCGGCACGCTGCCGCAGTTCATGCCCGGCAGCGCCTTCGACGCCTCGTCGGTCGTCCAGCACGTCTGACGCCTCGGTCACCTGACCGCTCAAGCCCCCAGCACTTCGGTGCCTGGGGG